CGCCGCCCGCACGGAGGTGATGGAGAAGGTGGGAGTGCGGAAGTCTCTGTTCACCTGCTGGGCCACCATCCAGATGATCGAGGTAGTCAGGTCCGTGCCGATGGAGAAATCCTCCAGATATGTCACGATAGCCGACTTTATCTCGTCGGGCGTGGACACATTGTAGCCGGAGCGGGTGGTGATGTTGATCTCGATGTCGATGTCGACATACTGGACGCGGGAAAACTTGATGTTGTAGGTCTGGCCATACTCGTCGATGATCTGCACCGTCTGATTGCCATAGGTGCCGCAGCCGACGCCCTTGCGAATCAGGATCGTGTTCGCGATCTCATCGGAATCTCCGCTCTCCACGACAGCGCAGATGCTATGCGCCGGAATGCCATTGGCATCCGTGGAGCCGGTGTCGTTCTCGTACACCGCCACACGCCTCACGTTGTCCAGAGATTCCAATGCGCCCTTCATTCCCAACAGCATGGACTGGGAGGGCTGGGCGACACTCTCGGCGCGACGGGCGCGGAGCTGGCTGTCCATCTCCACGGCGGTGCCGGTGGTGGAGTCGGCCGGGTTCGTGACACTCGTCCAGCCCTGGGTCGGCGTCATAATGCGCGTGATCGTGTTGGCCTGGGCGGTGATCGTGCCGGCGTTCTGGCAGATGGATTCCACGGACGCGACACCGTTGTCGTCCAACACAACCTCGTCAGGCAGAAGCCAAATATTCCCAGCGTCGTCCGCTGCCGCGCCGTTTACGATGACGGCCCTCGGAGAGCCGGTCAGCGTCAGCGTCGCGGTGGAATTTGTGCCGGTCTTCCGCTTGATGCCGTTGATCGCCACGATATAATCAAGCCCCGTGCCGATCGCGGTCACGGGACTGTGGGCGTTGTAGGCAATCTCCATTGCCTGGTATGTATCGAATATCTTTTCGGCGAACTTGGAGAGCATCTGGTAGTCCTGGGAATCATTGCCGAGGTAGATGCCGCTGCCGTAGATCGTCTGCATATCCTCGATCAGATCTTCGAGGATGTCGTTGTATGTCGGGTAGTGCAAACCGCTCTCGTCGACATACGGGGCAAAGTAGCTCATACGCTCACCTCCACGGGTACGTCACCGTGTACGGTGTGCGCCGTGCAGGTGAAGTAATAATGTCGGTCCTTGACGTAGGATTCGATGTTCGACACCGAGTTGACGCCGACGGTGGATGTGATGCGCTCAATGACCATCAGGTCGATCTCGTCCACGCGCCCCTGGCTCACCATCGAGCCGAGTATCCCCGTGAACCACGGCAGGGCCCCGGGATCGTCCTCCCACCATTCGTCCTCGCAGGCCCCCAGGCGCGTCTTGAGCACCTGCGCCATAGCCTCGCCGCTTTCCAGGAATCCGGATTCGCCGGTGCAGCCAAAGACCATATCTCCGTTCTCGTCGACCTTTCGGTATTTGAGCTGGGTTTCATACTGCGCAAGCATGATTACGTCACCCCTCCCGTCGAGCCGGAGCCGGTGGTGACGCCGGAGTGCTTATGGCTGCTGTAGGACTTGCCGTTGATCTTGACGGTGCCGAAGATATTGACCACGTTGTCGATGATGCTGATCCCCGCCGTGCCCTCGTCATTCTGCAGGCACACGCCGTCCTCCGGCAGCTCCGGCTTGTTCTGCTGCGACCAGCAACCGAGAATGGCAAATCCGTCCGAGAGATCGTGCCGCCGGTTGTCAGCCTGGGATTGCACGTCTCCGGATTGCCACCAGGAATCAATGCAGCAGTCGGCGAACACGACCAGGCACTCGTCGCCCACACAGGGAGAAAAGCCCAGGACATAGCCGCCGGCGCGGGGCATGACCACGGGAAGGTCCACAAGAAGCGGGATCTCCGATTCGCTCGTCATGCCGCCGTTTGATACCTTCTCGCGGATGGCCAGCCGCACATCGACTGTCTGCTGGGTGGCGTCCCAGGCTTCCACAATGCCAGGCATAGCCACACGGATGTCGAACTGTACGGAGTCACCCATAGCCCTCAACACGCTGCTCATGTCAGCGGTTCTTTCGTCTGTCGTTCTCACACAATCACCTCCAGGGATTGGATTCTCCGGAGTTCATACCCGCGGGCTTCGCGCCGGACTGAGTAATCGCCTCGAACGTCATGTACCATTGATCGCCGTGGGTGTCGCCCTCGACGGTCAGCTTGACGATGCGGTATACGCCGTCGGCATTGACGGCGGTATACTTCGTCTCGCCCTCGGCCACCTGCTTCGGCGTCACCAGCTTGGAGTTGATATAGATCAGTGTGTTCAGCTTGATCGAGGGATTAATCAGGCATTGGCCCTTCACGCCGTCGTCGGTCTGCTCCGGCATGCCGATCAGTCCGGTCATAGGGTTCAGCTCCACCGCCTGGTTCGAGGCGTAGTCCTTCGCCGCGACGATGTTCACCTTGCCGTCCTCAATGTAGAACTGGCCGTTACTGTTGGCGGCCACATCCCGCAGGTACTTGGCCGACTTCCCGAACAGCACTTTGCCGCGGACCAGCTTGGTCTGCGGGATTTCGCCCGTGATCGCGCCTCTGGCCACGTCAGCGTTCATACACGCCACGATCACATCATCCTGGGTGGATGCCTTGGAGAGCGTCTTGGCGGTGAAGGCGCTGTTCAGATACACATCGCCGTCCTGTACGATCAGTGTCAGAGCGATGTCCGTGCTGCTCTCGCGGTGGACCATCGGCTGTACGATGTCGCCGGTGAAGATCATGCCGTAGTTGCCGCCCTCATATCCAGCCTCCAGCACGACCTTGTCTCCGGCCTTTATGCTGGAAATAGTCTGCTGATTCATGTTGTAGATCGTGATCTGGGAATAGTTCGGGGTATCATTGAGGGACTTTTCACACAGGAACACGCAGCGCAGATCGGACACGTCCAGGGCGTTGCCCCAGGTTTCCACCGTCTCGGTCACCACAGAATCGGAAGCATCCTTCGCTGCTGTTCCGCCAATGGTCTTTGTGCCCGTGACCTTGACGTACTTGGCGTACACATAGACGATACCGTCCTTGCCCTTCACGTTCTTCGCCTTGTACCATTTCCCGCTCTTGGTCAGCAGCTCCAGCTTGGAGTTCTTCTTCAACGAGCCGTAAGACTTATACTTGGATCCGGGGCCGGCGCGCATCGCCAGCTTCTTCTTTGCCTTCGCCGTCCAGATCGTAGTGGACGGCGTGGCCGGTACGGCTGGCGTGGTCTGCGCCGTCACCACCTTCGTGGATTTCTTGATCTTAGCTGTGACCATCACCCGGTACTTTCGGAGGTATTGGCTATAGCCGGTATTGGTGCTCAACCTTCCACCTCCTTGCCCCAGAACAGCACATAATCGCTGTCGATGTTCTCAAGATTTGGGAAGTCGCCCTCGGCGTCATCGGTCATTTTCAGCACGATTGCCTGACCGATGCCGATGTATTCAAACTGCTCCAGAATGTCGGCGGCAGGAAATTCGCCCGTCAGCAGCGGGACGCCGGAGATCAGTATTTCCTCGGTGTCGGCGTTGGAGACATCCATGCGCCAGAAATCACCCTCGGTGTTGTAGCTCAGATGCAGGATCAGCGATACGTTCTCCTCGCCGATTTCCACCGTGATGTTGAACTGCTGATCCTCGCCGGGGTCAATTGGAATGTCGTTCCAGGCCATGCATGCCGCCTCCCTTCTACTTCTTGAACTTGTCCGATATCTTCTTAAGAACGGATTGCTTTTTGCCCTTGGTGCCGGTGGTCTTGGTGGTCTTCTTTGTACCTTTGGTCTTGGTTTTTTTCTTCTTATCGGTCTTTTTCGAGGTCGATGTGGTGCCGGGTTTCGTGGCGCTCACGGTCTGTTGCACCTGGATAACCGACACAGTAACGATGTTTACGTTCTTGAACATGACCGTGGCCTTCAAGCCGTACATTGTGGTCTGATCGTCCGGCGCGGAGATGGATGTCAGCACCATGTTCTGATACGTCCACAGCCTGGTCACCAGTTTCAACGGTTCGCGCTTGGCCATGATCTGCCTGAGCGTGTTGTAGGCGTTCACGGAATGATCGTCTCCGGCGCCAACCATAGCGTCGGACATGCCGATCTCCATGGTCACCTCGTTGGGCTCCTGATAGGCGTGATCGCTGATCGGCGCTCCGACCTGCACGGGATGCTCTGTGACGGTGACGTTGGACGAGTGCTCGGTGGAGAACACGGCGTCAAAGAAGAACTTTCCGTAGGTCGGACTGTTAATCATCGTCTTCACGACGGCCATGGTTCACGCCTCCTTCCGAAAAAATAGTTGACAAAGGCTTCAGCATATGGTACAGTAAGCATGTGGGACGACCAATTTTCCCCTTGCACCGATTCAATTCGGGAGGAGATGCGGCAACGTCTCATTTCTTATGCCTCGACACTTCAATCATCTTCCCGTCACTGACAATCATTATATCAACATCACCTTTATAGGAACGTCTGATTCTTTTGTCTACAACGCCTCTGATTGTAGATGCTGACACTGCTTTTGAAGTACATCGAAGGATAACGCCACCTGATCCATTCAACTGGCTCAAAGCCTTTCTTACAGCTGTATCTGCTGCGTTGACAGTCGAAATATCCTTTACTTCCCAGTTCTGCCCTCTCCAGCGTATATCCGGTGTTTTTACTCCGCTCGTAGATGACTCTGGAATAAGCTGTACATCGCCACCAAAAGTATCTCGAAGCCAATGTGCAGTCTCTATTTCCGCTGCA